TCTTTATGAAGGTATTCCAAAAGCTAAACAAGCTGCTGTAGCTGTTTTAAAAAGGTTATTAGATAACGATGATATTGACGGTGAAACTGTTGATTTAATCCTTGACACACCTTTTGAAGCTACTGATGGCTCTACTCAAACAATTAGAAAGTATTGGAGAAATCAGTTTGGTGGTTTAGAGAATTACTCTCAAGATGCAGCCCACGCTAATGTGGTTAGAGATTTAAAAGATCAAGAACTTGCAGGTAAAGAGAATGAACTAGAATTCAAAAAATGGGTAGCTGAAAGACTTGAAAATGGAGAAACTATCAATGAAGCTCATTTAGACGTATGGAATAAAAAGCATGTTGAATTAACAGGTCAAGAATCTGAATATATAAAAAACTTTAAAACTGCCGAAGATAGAGAAGATGACGAAGATATAGAAACCTTAAAAAAACTTAGGGTTAATAGAGGTTATTTAGTAGAGGCTGATTTAGACGGTATGTCTATGGCTGTTAAAACTACATTCATGCCACAAGTACAACAAGATGCTCCTTTAGCTGCTAAGAATCCATATGAGAAAAGTGCTAACAGAAGAATAAAAGGATATGTAAATAGAGCTGCTGATCTAGGAGCATTAGATCGCAATGATGATTCTTTTGAATTAGCTGTAGATAATGCTACTTTTGACTACGAAACATTACGTCAAGAATACATATCTAAGGCTTTATCTCCTAAAGATGCACATGATAAAGCACTTCAAGATGTTAAAGCAAAATTCTTAGATGAGGATAACTCATGGAATCAAAGTTCATCTCAAAGTGAATACTTTAAAGAACGTGAAATACCTGATCCTAAAGAAAGTCAACAACGAGCTTTAGATGGTTTATCAGTATTAAATGAATACACATCCATCAATGATAAATTAAATTATTTAAACTCTAATCTCCTACCTAATACAAAAGAATTATTAGAACAAGGTTCAAAGTATGCAGTTGGTAATGGTGAGATACCTTATTACTATAAATACTTAGCTGATTCTATTCCTGGTTTACAAGCTTGGGATATATTAGATGCTCAATTAAAAGCTGCAGGACATGAAGGTTTAGGTGAGAAACATCCAATTGATTCAACCTTAGAAATAACAGGTCTAGAAGATTTAAAACGTAAGCTTGGGTATAAGGTTAATAGAAGTAGCCTTGAGCAAGCAACAGTTGATGTATTAGATGCGAAAGCTTATGTAGAGGTAGAAGAGATGGGTAGTTTTAATCCATATAACTCAATATTTAATACAGATACAACATACATGTTTGAAGGAATACTTACTAACTGAAACACATGGCAGAAGAGTTTAAGTTTGCAGGAGAGAATGATTTACTAGAAGAACGTATCCAAGGTTTAACAAATACTCTCCAACAAGCAGACGAGTCCCAAGGGGCTGAACAAACACCACCACCTGATCCAAACATTATTGATGGTCAGGATATAAGAAATCACCCTGAGTATGACTTGCTAAGGTTAGACATACCTTGGGGTGCAGAGGAAGCTAAAGGTGAAACAACTAATCTAGAAATTTATGATAGAGCTGGTTATCACCAAAGATGGCAAGATCGTTTAAAGACATTTGGAACTTCAGCTTCTAATACTGGACCTGATGGACGTATTGATCCAATTGATAATCCACATGCTATTTGGTTAAGACGTAAACATGCTTTAACTAAAGAGGGTGATGTAGGTATTGAAGCATTTAACTCAATTAAGAAAGGAGGTTTAGATCTTGTTTCTTCTGTATTAACTGCAAAGGAAAGAGCCACTGATATGGTTACTGGTCAAATGCAGCATATTAATGGTGAGTTAATAGACAAGAGAACAGGTAAACCATACAAACCAGATTGGGATCCATTAGGTGAAGTAAAAGACTTTCACCAAAACTCATGGTGGGGAAAGCTAATACAAGGTGTCACACACTACGGTGTTGGTGGCTCTTGGATGGCTAGGTTTGCTCCAGCTGGTGCATCATTAACAACAAAAGCTTTAGTTGGTGAAGGTATATTAGCTGCTGTTTCTGAGTATTCCCAAGGGGATAATGTAACAGGTCAAATAGCTAAACAACTACCTTGGACTGAAGAGGTATTTCTTGGACTAGCTACTAAAGATAATGATCACCCACTTACTTTGACATTTAAAAATGTCTTAGAAGAATTATCAATGGCAAAACTATTTGGTTTTGTAGCTGGTAAATTTGATAATGCTGAATATGCACTTGCTAAAGCTGATAATGTAGATAACCAAATCAGAGAGAAAGGTAAATTAGAACTTGAGGAAGAAATAGAATTTGATACAACTCAAAGGATATTTGAGATTGATCGACAGTTAGGTGGAGAGACCATTGATGTTGATGTCTTAGCTGATCCAAAACCAATATCTCCATCTATACCCAAAGGATTACCTGGTACATCAATTAAAGGTCAATTACCACAAGGTGCAGCTAAGTATAAGTCAGGATTTAGAGGACATAAAAACAAACCACTAGCTCAACCTGGACAAGGTTCACCAGCTTCTACAGGTAAAGCATTTGATATACATAGACAAATTAATCGTGGTGAGGATTGGGGAAATGATATTGGATCTACGGATTCAGTAATGACTCCAGCTCAAGCTCAACGTAGTGGTGAAACAAGTGGTTTTACTGCAAAGTTTCTTAAAGAAAAAGCTAAAGAATTACTAGGTGATTCAGGATACCAAACCTTAATAGAAGACGCTAAACGAAATAAGCAAACATTCTATGAGGTATTTGAACCTGCTTATAGAAGATACCAAGAGGTAATGGGTAGACGTGCTACAGCCGTAGATACACCTGACTTCTGGGAACCAATAATGAAGGATAAGAAATTCCAAACAGGTTCAGGTGCAAGTACAGAAAACTTTGAAGCTTGGTCTATGGAGAACGTAGTAGCAGCTGATCTAGTTAATGGAGCACTGTTTAAACAACTACGTGATCTTGGTATAGCAGGTAAAGAACTAAATGATTACACAGATATATGGGCTGCTGATGGATTAATGAAATCCATTGAAGATAGACTTATATTTGGTTTAGCTAATGTTAAACGTTCTAGATATTTAATATCAACAGAGTTCACTAAATTAAAAGGTCCAGCTGCTACTAAAGCTGCAGCAAAGCGTACTCAAGAACTTCACGATGAAACCGTAGATGGTGTGAAGTTAATGATGCAGATGATGAAGGAAAGTGAATCTGATGAATTAGCACAAGGAATACTAGAAGTGTTCTCCATGTCTAATAAGATTCAGAACTGGATGGACTTTGATAAATGGATGAGACAAAAGATAAGAGGTGGAGCATTTAACGGCAAAGTACAAACAGGTGTATTAATTAAAGAGTTACAAGGTATGTTTGTTAACTCTGCACTTAGTGGTCCTAAAACACCTCTACGAGCAATCATTGGTACTACAAGTAACTCATACTTAAACTCACTACATACAGCTGTTGGAGCATTCGCTAGAGCACCTTTTACAGGTGACTTCAGACTTGCTCAAGCATCTGCAAGAAATACTTTTGGTATGTTTGAAATTATTCCAGACGCATGGAAAGTATTTAAAAGTAACTTAAACTCAAACTTCTCACCAAACTTAAATCGTTTAGAAACTAGATATTCAAAACGAGTTAAGACTGATAACTGGGAAGTAATGGGTAAGTGGGTTGAAGAACGTGGTAGTGACTGGGATAAGATGGCTTATCGTATAGCTAACGTTGCTCGTGGTTTAAATGATAATAAGTATTTAAGTTGGTCTCCTAGAGTCTTAGCTTCTGTTGATGATACCTTCAGATACGTCATGGCTAAAGCTAGATCTAAAGAACTAGCATTTAAAGAAGTTTATGATGAAGTAAGTAAAGGTAAATTTACCGATATAACTCCTGAGTTACTTAATGCAGCTGAGGATATGCACTATAGCCGTTATTTTGATGAGGCTGGTGATTTAGACATTAGTAAAGATCCATACTTAGAAGCTCAATTTAAAGAAGTTACATTAACTACTGAATTAAAAGGATTCTCAAAACGACTAGAAGCAGCATTTCAACATACACCTTGGGCTAAACCATTCTTTATGTTTGCTAGGACTGGTGTTAATGGCTTAAGAATGAATGTAAAGAACATGCCTATACTGGCAGGTGCTTTAAAAGAAACTAGAGATATACTACTTGCTAATCCAAAGGATTTATCTGATGTAGCTATATATGGTATTAACTCACTAGATGATTTAGCTCAAGCAAAGAACTTAATCATTGGTAGGCAAATAATGGGTAATGCTGTTGTAATGATGGCTGCTCAGAAATACCTTGCAGGTGAATTAACTGGTTCAGGTCCAGCTAATAGAAGTAAAAGACAATTATGGAAAGATACTGGATGGATGTCTAACACCATCAGTGTTGGTAATGTCAATGTCAACTTTGATACCTTTGAACCTTATAACCTTATTCTTCAAACAATTGCAAACATAGGTGATAACTATGCACTTGGTATGGGTGAAGAATGGGCTACAGATAAGTTATCAGTATTAGCTTATGCAATTGGAGCAAGTATCCCTGATGCAACATCCAAATCTTACTTACAAGGTTTAAACCAATTTGTTGAATTACTATCTGGTAATCCTAATGCAAGTACAGGTCGTATTCTAGGTAATTTATTTAATAACACTGTTCCTTTAAGTTCTCTTAGAAATGAAGCAAGTAAGCTTCTTAACCCACGAATGAGAGAGCTAAGTAAGAGTATCG